ATACTGCTGACCGTCGATCAGGAAGATATCACCCTGCTCCACAGCGCTGTCATATGGCACTAGCACAGCCATTTTCAGCTCTACCTTGTTGTTCTTCGCGTCCCAATAGCGGCGCTCCCCAACGGTGGACTCGCTGAAATGTATGACTTCCTGACGGAGCTGGACAATCTTTCTTGCTTCCGTGCGGTAGGATGTTCCCCAACCATCACAAAACGTCTGATAGGGTTTGTTATAACCGCTGTTTGGTCTGATCATCCTTCATACCCCATTGCCGCCGCGTACTTCGACGCGTCCGAAACGGCTTTCATCTGCAGGATCTCCGATGCAAAGTCAACAGCAAAGGTTGACAGTGCACCGGCTTCTGCCCGAAGGACGTACTCACAGAGCAATGCGCCGCTTTCCGTCCCCGGTTCACATGTTGCGTCCGGATCGCCGTAGCGCCTGATATAGGCTATGCCGGCGTTTATTTCGTTGGTGATGCGACTGACGGAAGCATCATCAAGACTGTGTGTAAGGTGGAGGAACTGCAGGATCATCTGGTAAATAGCTTCCGTCAATTATCTCACCTCTTTCGTCAAGCCTGCTCTTTGGTCTTTACAGTGCCTTTAACACTAACCGGGAAAGCAGGTTCTTCAACGTTGGTGATATCCAGGTATGCAAAGCTGGTGTTGTCGATCGGACGGCCCTGACCGTAAACACGCACGGTGTAGGTTCTGGCATCATCGAGGAACTGATAATCATCAGAGAACTCTACGATGCCGGAAGCGCCGCCGTTGATGGCTGCAAAGTAGTTTCCGGGAATACCGACAACTGCCTTGTTCTGTTCAACGAAAGCAGAAGTGACAACTTTTGTCGGCCAGGTCATATTCAGCGCATCGATGACAGCGCCATTTGTGCCCATGACATACTGCGCTCTTCTGACTTTCTTGATGTTGTCAACCGGGTTAACTACCAGCAGGACTTCAGGAACGTTTCTGTAATCGCCATTGCCGTCAACTGCAAGACCAGCAATAACGTTTGCATAATCAGCTCCCCAGTTGGTAATGGCGGTAGCAGTCTTGGCAGAGTATGCACCGCTGGTCTGCTGAGACAGATTCATGATCATGCCGGCCGGTCTGCCGTTGCCGTTGCCGCTGATGAATGCCTGCTCAAGGCCGTTTGCAACGGACTCGGCCAGGACAATGCGGATGTACTGGTCAACCCACATCGGAGCGAATGCGAAATTGAATTTCACGAAGTCCTTCGGGATCACAAAGTAAGCAGTATATTTCGCAGTTGTGATGTCGATAACGGAAATCTGGCCAGTCAGTTGCTGAGTGATGCTAGAAGCAACAGCACCCCAGCTGCCCAGCTTGCCAGCCATCTGGGTACCATTCAGCACCAGCTTGGTAGCACCTGCTGCATTCTGGATGTCCAGGGCCTCAAGCAGGGGATGGCGCTTTGCCATGTCTTCGATAACACGGTCAATGATAGTCACCGGCATTGCATCAGTCAGGTTAGTGATAGCCTGCTTTGTGCCGATCTTCGCAGCGCTGATGAACTTCTGATACCATGCTTCTTCCTCAGAGGTCAGGGCACGAAGGCCACGGCCCTGCAGAACAGCCATATCAGAAACGCCCTGATACTGCTCGAATTCTTTTTCGATCATCTGGCAAAGGTTTGTCTGCGCAGCCTGGAATGCGGCGGCGGTACCTTCCGGGTCATTGTTCTTCAGGCAATCAGCCATGCTCTGGAAAATTTTGTCAATTTCCTGGCTCATGAGATCTTTGTTAATCATACCTTTTCTCCTTATCTGATAAGCTCAAACGCCCTTGAAAGCGTCTGGTTTACATTGATGGTTTTCTCTGCCTTGAGCTGTGCAAGCTCAGCACGAAGCTGTTTGATGACTTCGTCCTTTGCATCCTCAATGGCTTCGGGGTCTTCGGGGTCTTCTGGGTCTTTCGGATCCGCGACAGGCTCGTCTGTTTCGTCCGGATCATCTTCGGGTTCTGCGTGCTCATATGTGTCGACGAAATCGCAAAATCCATACTTCAGGCAGGTCTCCGGGTCAAGCATGGTTTCCTTCTGCATCATCTCCCGGAGTCCTTCCTCTGTAATGTTTTTTGCCCTCGCCATGTACAAATCAACGGATGCTGTGCCCAAAGCTTCAAGCTGTTTCGCGACAGCCGTCAGTGCTTCAGCATTACCGCACGCGCAAGTCCACGGATAATGCAGGAACATTGATGTGCCAAGGCCCATGTGGATCTCATCGCATGCCATTATGACATCCATAGCCACGCTGTAAGCAGCCCCGTCCACATAACCAATGATCTTGCACCCGGCCTGTGATTTCTGCCTCAGCAGGTTATAAATGGTGACACCCTCGTTTACATCACCGCCACCGCTGTTAACATGCAGCTCGATGACGCCGGTGTTCGGGATCGCGTCCAGCTTGTCCCGGAAATACTTCGCTGAGGTCTCGCTCTCTTTGTACTCCCACGTATCCCAGTCAAATTCGCCTGTGGCTGTCACCTCGTCATAAAGATAAAGCACATACGCGCCGCCCGAAGACTGTTGTTTAAAGTGATACTTTAAGTTGTACACTTTTGGTTGTGTTTTGTTCTTCACTTTCGTTGTCTCCTAAAGCGTTGTTGTCAGGTTCCGACAGAGCAGACATCTCACTGTAATTTTTCGTCATCCAGTGTTTGGTTGACCACTCTGTATTGAGCGGAGCATCCCCGGTGCGTTTGAGTGCATCATCGATGGACCACAGGCCCGCGCCGATCATCTTATCAGCGCTTGCGGCAATGTCTGTGACATCCATGTGCATGATCCGGGATGTGTCGATCATCTGATAGGTACCTTGTAAGACCGACGTGCCGGATCTCTTCCGGTTATTCTCCGTCTGTATCATTTCCGCGATCGGATCCACAGCAAACGTGATCAGGTTTCGGGTCAGCGCGGACACGTCTGCAATGTCACCCCTGAGCAATGATGCAGGGATCTGCAGAGCGTTGGCTACCTTGTCATAGATCTCGTCGGTGATATCCGTCACGTCTTTGATTTCTGATGTTGATTTTTTGTTTGCTTCCCCGCCCTTGGTCTCGTAAGAAAAACCTTTCCAAAGGGTCATGACGGCATTCGGGGATTTGAAATACTGAGCAAACTGCTTGCTCATCAGCTCACCGTATACGTCGTTAAACGTGCGCGGTGTGCCGTCTTCTTTGATGCCGTATTGCAAAGTTGCGGCGTTTCCATCAATGCTGAGAATGCCACGTTCGCCGCCGGACTTATAAAACTTCTGTACGGCGCTCTGAAGCAGCTCATTGTACTGGTTGACCAGCAGATCCAGCATGCTGACGATGTTCGCGTTGTTCAGCTTGTAGAAAAGCACATCGTCCATCTTGAACGTCTGGGGGAACGTGTACGGGTGACTGCTGCCATTGGCGTTGATGGAGCAGACCGTCACATTTGAGAATGTATCCGGCTTCAGCGCGAATTGATCATGCTGGTAAGAGTCTGCAATCAGCATATCGCCCTTGCGCGTGCTGATGACCAGGCATTCGTTCCGGTAGATCAGCGTCCATACCAGTTTATGCATGAATTCCGAAGCATTCTGGTTGATATTCGGCTCATAGTTCCACTGATAATATTCGCCGCGCTTTACTTCTTGCCAGTTCTGGAACGTCCTCACCTCGCACATAGACAAAGCATTGGCAATAATGTTGATTCCGGCGTTCAGCGCGAACTCATATATTGACAGCTCCTGCAGCTTTTTCGTGTTAACGAATTCCTGAAACGCGCTGCTATCAATCGTGTAGGACGCGCCGCCCAGCGTCTTCCCTTGTATAAAATTCCAAAAGTCTCTGAATATGCTCATGTCATAACCTCAATAGGTGAATGTTCCCAGCTGGATATTTGGGAGATCATTAATATCCGGCAGATACTCAAGACAGCACATGGAGTGCACCCACGCCATAAAGCCGTCTGTCTTCCGCAGTTTAGGCTCTATCTTTCCGTATGACGTGTTACCCTTGTTATCCAAAATGCGCTTAGTGTTGTTGGTGTACCAGCACATCATCCTGTCCCATCCGAAGATCCGGCGGTTAAGAAATGCGCTGTTAATTATTGGTGCCGCCTTTGCTATGTCTGACGGCCTGCAGAGATATATCCGGCGGTTATCTTTGTCGAAGGCGTTCCATCCAAGAATCTTCTTGAATGACGTGTTGATCCAACTGTAACGGTAACTATCGATGCCGATCATCTGGATGTTATACTTCAGTGACTGCTGATAGAACCATTCAACCGGGACATCCGGCGGGATCTCCACATCGTCAACGATCGTTGCATAACCCTGCTTCACCCATTCATCAATGGGCGCGTGGATGTTGGGCAGATCCTTGCTGTGCCGGCAGATAAAGGTATGATGTATTGATGCATACCGGCCATCCTTACGGAAAGTGAGCTGACAATCACAAAAGTCGTTGGTCTTTGTGTAGTCCATGCCGGCCACGCAGGGCATGCCGTCCGTGACCTGGAACGGCGCCGGTGTTGTGCATGCAACAATGTCATCCCATTCAGCGACAGCCATCTGGGGATCAGATATCGGATGATTACACCGCTTGGCCAGGAATTCCGGGTAATAGTCCGGTGTGGCCTTCATCCCGGCAATCTCTTGCTCGATGGTTGTCCTGAGCGAAAAAAAAGACGGATCCGCCAGGGACGGGTTGGCCTTCACGATCTTATCAACCTTGTCCCACTCTGATTCGTCTTCGATCCGGAACCAGTTCACGAATGTCCGATTCGCCGGATTGTATTCTTTCAGCACAACTTCTGCCTGACTCTTTTC